CCCACTAGCCATAATGCCAGCCGCTAAAATTGCACCAAGAGTACTATAAAAATTCATATCGAAACTCCTTAAAGATACGCAGGGCCAGTCCACTGAACCCAAGACAAGTCGGTAAAGATGTTGCCACGTGCTTTGTTACGAGCAGGAGCATTCCAACCAGCGGCTTTCAAAATGTCGCCAGCTTTGAACATCTTATCATCGGCTTTCATAATGAAGCCCCAAACAGAACGGTTAGAGATAACTTTGATGTACTTGCGACCTTCTTCGAAAGTCAGATTTTCGTTGAATTCGTTGATCATATTGACATTGATCTCACTCAACTCTTTAGTATAGTTACGTGAAGTCCATCTGTAATAGTCTTCTTTGATTGTTTTCATCAGGGTTGTCATCGCATCATTCATCATATTATCACTCTCTTTCATCAATTTATACATACATATTAACACTGATTCGTGGGATTGTCAAGGCTTTTTTTAATTTATTTTGGTCATTTCGTAATATTTTAACCCAGAATCCCACAGATCGTTTGCACATTCGTCAGTCTCAAAGCCATATTCACTAGCAAAATCTACAGAAGACGAAGCAAATACACTCTTAGCAAGCCCGTATTCTTGGATGAAATAGCAAATAGACTTTGCAGTACTCGCTTCAGCAACCATATGGTCACCGTCGAACATCTGAATCATGGCGTTGTCTGCTGAAATAAAATCGATCATATTTTTCACTTTCTCTTGATTACATACATAATATAACACTGATTCGGATCAGTGTCAAGGGCTTTTATAGGTAAACATGGAGGTTTTCGTAAACTCCATTACCACCATCATACAGCGTTGACGCATCAATCAAATGCATCTCACCATCTGCCTCAACAGTGACTTCAAGGTCAGTGCCGTACTTAGCACGTACACTTGTGATAGTACCTAAGAAAGGTGTACCCCAATAATTACCAGTAACTTCTTTACCAGCGGCAGACCATACTGCTTCCATGAATAATTTCTTAACAGGGTGAAGAAAACTTTTCATCTTACTCTCCTATAATGTTGTAGTCATAGTCTTGAAACACTGAACCGCAAGCTTATCTTCTAAGCGATAAGCCTCTTTCTCCCAAGGGGCATCAAGGTACGATACATCGTTATATGCTTTCTTCTTCCACATAGTGTTGCCGTTTACATTGCGTAACTCACGGCGTGCATACTGCTTCAAGTGTATCATTTCGTGGCAGATAGTGCTGATCAGATCGTAGAGACCCAAGCCCTTACGTAGTGTGATAGTGAACTCACGACCACGCTCATCTTCTTCCATGCAATACCCATAGGCATCACCCAGCTTTTTGAACTCAACAGTGATGTCGAGAGTTCTATGACGGGGTAGCATCTGCTTAAGACACCAGTTGACACACTCAAGAGCGATCTCTCGCTCTGCTTTCTTACCACCTAAAACGTCAATACAATTCATCAGCAACAGCCTTTATCTCAATTTATGTACATATTATACCATATCTGAGAGAATTGTCAAGGGTTTATACCAAAATAAACCAAAAAAGATTTCGTTTTAAATCAATGACTTACGTGTCTGCTAGTCTTTTTACGTGATTTCTGTGTATTTTACAGTTGATTATACCGTTATAATACTCGCTAGAGAGCAAGACATCCCTGTCAAACTGCTCCTTCGCTTCGAGATAAGACATCTCACCCTTTGACATACATAGGTGCAATATCTCTCTATGAAAGTTAGAAGCGCCCAGTGTTTCCACGAGCGCCTTTACCTCGTCTGAGGACCCGTAATAATCCATCCAATCACTCTCTTTAATGACTGTACGTTTACGGGTTTTACCTTTTAGTGGGGGAAGTTTTCGTTTAGACTTAAACAACTTCTTTCCAACATACTTCTTGCTACTACTCAATTCACTTATAACATATACAAAACCAACACAGTCTTCTATCATTTCACTAGTGAACTCAACGTTCTCATAATACCACATCTAATATTCCTTACATTAAAGGGACCAATGCAAGTATATAGATAATTCCAAAAGCCGTCATTAGAGCGCATTCAGCGCAGATTTCAATATCAAAGTTTACATACTTTTTAAGCTTCTTCATCAGTGTTTAATCCCAGTCCTCTTCGTAGGGTGCGTCCTCTTCAAAATCAGGTAGTTGTTCACCACATGATGGGCAGTACACTAACTCATCGTCTTCATTCTCAAATTCGATATGGAATTCAGTCTCACAGTACGGGCACTTTGCATCAAATTTATTGATCATGTTTTATTACCTTTAGTCCGCAATTATGAAGAAATTTTATCCCGTCTTCATTTCGGTATTCATTTTTGTAGTATACGTTGTGTATACCGCTAGTATATATAAGTTTCGCACACTCGACACATGGAGCATGAGTAATATATATTGAGGCGTGATCACCGCTCTCATTTGATCTAGCGAGTTTAGCAATAGCGTTTGCTTCTGCGTGTATTACTTCAGGTCTAGTTCGTGTTTCATAACCACCGTCTTCATACTGATACTCATCTTCGCATCTATTATCCCATCCACTAGGCATACCATTATATCCAATAGATATGATGCGATTATCTTTAACAACAATCGCACCTACTTGTAATCTCTTAGCTGTAGACAGAGAAGCGAACCTCTCTGCCGTATCCATGTAAGCATCATCCCACTTGTTCATATAGTTCTTTGTAACCTCCAATAGCAGTGCCATCAATTTTTACTTGCGGGAACGTTCTTGCGTTTGGAAACATCTCAATCAACTCATCACGTGTAAAGGCTTCGCCCAATTTATGATAAACATATTCTAAACCTTTAGTCTCACAAACTTGCTTTGCTCTATCACAAAAAGCGCAATTGTCTTTACCGTAAATTTCTATCACAGAGAGAACCCCTTAAATGTTTCTTTATCGACATCTTGCTTAGTACCACCACTCACATAGCTTGTGATCTCTGTCTCTTGTGGGGCTACTTGTACTTCTGCACCACTAATCCATTTCTGTGTCCAAGGCAATGGGTTGCTCTTTACACTGTATGGTGATTTCAGATTAACATTGTTCATTCTGCGTGAACAGATAAACTCAATATAGTTTGACAATAGTTCTGTATTCAAACCAATCATAGAACCATCTTTGAACAGATATTGCGCCCACTGCTTTTCTTGATCTACAGCGTCTACAAACATTTGAATGCATTCAGCTTCAGTCTCTTCTGCGATAGTGATAAAGTCTGGGTCATCTTTCTTCAAAGTCTTTAGTAACATTTGAGTAGAAGCAAGGTGAAGGTTCTCATCACGTGCAATCAACTTAATGATCTTTGCGTTACCTTCCATCTTCTTCAATTCAGCGAATGCCCATGAACAAGCAAAAGATACGTAAAAGCGTACACCTTCAAGAATGTTTACGCTCATCAAAGTCAACCACAATAGCTTCTTCAACTCGTACAAATCGACAACAACTTTCTTGCCGTTGACTGTATGTGTGCCTACACCTAGTAAGTTATAGTATGCGCTAGTCTCAATCAAGTCATCATAGTACTTAGAGATGTCACCCGCACAATCCATGATCTCTGGAATATCCATCAACTCATCAAAGATTTTACTAGGGTTACTGTATACATTACGTATGATATGCGTGTAGGAGCGACTGTGGATCGTCTCAGAGAACGTCCAGGTCTGAATCCAGTTCTCTATCTCAGGTAAACTTACAATAGGGCTAAACGCTTCGACAGGCGCACGACCTTGTACACTGTCAAGTAAAATTTGACGTTTCAAGTTAGACGTAAAGATGTGTCTCTCATGCTCAGTCAAGCCTTTAAAGTCTTTTGCATCTTGATAGATATCGACCTCTTCTGGTCGCCAAAAGAACCCTAACTGTTTATCAGTAAGCTTATCGAAATTCTTATACTTCAACGTGTCATAGCGTTGAATTGTTGGACCACCAGTTGGGTCCAAGAATGCAGTTACCTTAGTATGATCTGCTTTGTTTGTGACATCAAATACGCTCATTCGTTTCCTCTTTTTTCTATGTTTAGCGACTCGTCCAAGATAACACATCCTGAACGAGTTGTCAAGTCTTTTAATTAGATTACGCAGGATTCGCAATCATCATCATCAACTACTGTTTGCTCTAATGGTTCATCCATCATCTTACTTACGT